TCTATTCACCTTCAAAACACCTATTAATAATAGGGGTTTGTTTATGTTTTCTAACCATTTAGCACAAACGCTGGCGATGCTTAATAGATTTTCTGCAAGATCGTCTTCCCCTTGCAGTGCCTTCCCTACTGCACCCACTTGGACGATTAATGAAGCAAGCATTTCATTTACATAAAAATAATGTTTTATTAAACTAATTTCTTCGCTATCTTCTGGGCTTGGGCTAGGTATATGCATAAAAGAATCATAGTCGTACATTTTTTGTTCTATGATCTTGAAAATTTCTTCTTTGTCCATGATCGTTTCCTTCCTTCTGGCACTTTCTTTAACACCCTATGCAGACTAGGGATTAATTATAGTGTACAGAAAGAAAGACTTTTTATAACATGGCAAATTTTATACTTCGAAACAATCGAAAATAGACATTTGCCCTTCGCCATCTGTTTTTTCCAGATAACTCATAATAAGTGGCTCTTGTCCCAGATTCTTAAATATCCATGCAATAACGTCCACCGTCCAACAATCACCGCACACATCTTGCATTTTTCGGTAAGACAAAATATCGGTGTAGCCTGAAGGCAAGGTTTGTGCTTTTTCGATTTCTTCTCTTGTTAGAAGTCTGCAAAAATCTTCGAATTCCACTAGGCCGCTATTTGGATTGCGGTCTTGCTTTCTTGTTAATGTGTTGATTTTATGAGCATCTGTAACGTTCATGCATCCTAAACGCAGTTTGTTTTTTCCTTGCCCATTGTTCCACATCTTTTCTCGGTAAGGTGTTCTTTTTAATTTATATTTCTTGCAGTATTCATAATCTGAACTTTTATAAACTTGAAAACTAATGCAACGGTCTGGGGGTGGTTTTACATTCGGAATATTCGTCCAGTACACTCTAGGACGATTTTGGAAACTCACCAGATTCGAATTAATGTGAATGCCCTGGCATCCCAAAAAATCATTTAAAAGCTTTTCATTTTCTTCTCTCATTTTCACATTCTCTAATAAAAAATAACGAGGATTTACTTCTTTTAAAATTCTGAGGTACTCATAAAACAATCTAGACTTTTCCCCTTCTAGTCCCAGTGAGTCATGATTCATCCACTTCACTGGCGAAAAGTCTTGGCAAGGACTTCCCCCTATAACCATATCTATTTTGGTTTCAAACTCTCCCATTTCAGTGTAAAGAATTCCATTTTCATACTTAACTTTTTCTACATTGCCTATGTGTACCGTATCTGGGTAGTGGTGCTTTGTTAGATCGATGGCAAAGTGTTTTACTTCGCTTGCAAAATACTTTGTTACTGGAATTCCTTCTCTTTCTAGAGCAATTCTTCCACAAGATATTCCATCAAAAAGACTAAGTATAATCATGTTGTTTACTCCTAAAATGCAGAAAAAATCGCTCCCATCCTAAGAGCGATTTTTCTGTAATACTTATAGCATCTTAAAGGGTCATGGCTCAAAGGAGTATCTAAATAGTTATCGCCTAATATTTAGTCCCTTGGCTCACCTAAAAAACAATGACACTATCATGATTTCCATTTTAGACAAAAATAAAACCCAGAAAAATAAATTTTCTGAGTCTCATTGATACGATCCATCTTATTATGTTCTTTCAGTAATAGAAATACTCACATTAAATTTATTTTCTTCTCCTTCAATCAATAACTGAAGTTTTGTGAATACTTTACTAATATGCTCGGCATCGAATTCTCCATTGTATTCAAGATTTAAACCCTTGGTAAGTATAATAGGTTTCACGATAGGTTGCTCTTGGGGTTGTGGCATTATCAATTCTAAGTTTGTATTTTCAACTTGAGGAGTTTGGGTTTTTGCTTTTCGTTTTGAAGTGGCTGCTCGTTTCCCACCTCTTGGTTTTGAAGGCACATTTAACTCTTTAAGTAGCTTGCTAAGAGTATTGCTACTGATCCCCATTGCTTTCAAAATATCTACATTCTGATATGTCTCTCTCCAATTAGTTAACAACATTTTTTGTGTGTCTTCGTCCATTGAAAAAAATTCTTCCTTTGATAAAATCTCGTTCATATTAAACACCTTTACCTCTCCATTTAACTTTTTTCTCTCTTTGGAAGTCATGAAATAATAAGAAGTTCTTAGTGCGCCACTGATTCCATGTTTAACACCTTTACCCCTTTTTGAGTAAACACCATTGCCAGTTCTACGCTTGTCCCTAATATCTTCTTGTAACATTCTTTCAATATTTTCATTGTACCCCATTGTTTCCTCCATGAGATTTGATATGTCCATTCTTTCCAGAAAAATTAGATAATATAATCATAACACGAAATGCAGTGTTTTTAAAAGCATTAAAAAATGTTCATGGACAAGCTAAAAAAATCGATCACCGCAAGTCGCCAATTCATAATATCAAAATATTTTTCTTGAATGTTCCCTGCATTTTGCATATCATGAAGACATAGAAAAAAGGCACTCCCACCAAACCAATACAACCGCCAAAGTTGAAAGGAAGGAAAGAACGCCTAATGATTTCTATTGAGTAATACACTTTGAATGCACAAAGCTAATTAACTTTATTAGCATCGTTGATTTTTATTTTATCATGTGGGAGTGCCTTTTGTCTAGAATCTAAAAGACAAAGGGAGAACTTAAAAATGTCCGAATATTACACGATCCACGAAGAGTATGGCACACGATTTTATCAAGTGCCCAAAGTATTTTTTACGAATGATCTTTACAAAAAAGGATTAACCGATACTGAAAAAATAGCTTTTGGTATGTTGAAAGACCGATTTGAATTGTCAAAAAAAAATAAATGGTTTGATGAAAAAGGAAGAATTTATTTTATTTTTAGCATTGAAAATCTTATGGATATTTTTGATTGTTCTAAGACCACTGCTATTAAAATAAAAAAATCACTGATTGATTTAAACTTACTCGAAGCAAAGCGAAGGGGTAGGGGTCTTACTGATATTCTTTATTTAAAAAAACCACAAGTGACCGATAAGGACGTTTACAAGATCATTGACCAAGAAGAAAAATTGCCGATGAAAGATAAAGAAAAAGAAGCCAAAACCCTTGATACACTTGAGAAGTCCAGAAAGTGGACTTCTGGAAGTCCAGAAAATGAACCTCTAGAAGTCCAGAAAATGTACCCTAATGATACTGACTTTAGAGAGACTGACAATAACAAAACTGAGAAAAACCTTAACCCTAACCCTAATGAAGAATTAATTAAATTAATAGGCGAACTAGCCTTGCCTTCACTTTTAAAAGATAGGGTTAAGATTATGATTAAAAATAATATTATTTCTTTATCGCTTGAACAAATATTCCAACTCGAAGAAGCATATGCCCATCAAGTTAAAAAAGATTACATAAGACCCGAATGCGATTTCGAATACAGTGGCGCAATAAATGATTCTGAGTTTACAAGTTCAATGGTCAAAATGTTAAGCGAAGTTAAAAACATTAATAACATGCGAGGACTAGTCCAGAAGTGGGTTAAAGAAGCATTTGAATACAAATTAACACAATTAAGTTAAAAAGCCATACAATGGCTCAGAAATGATTTTATAACCTTACCCTAGCAATTGCCCCAGAAACGATTTAGAATCGAATCTGGGGTAGTTCTGGGCTTCTCAGACACAAACAAACCGCACTCATATGAGTACGGTGTCGAAGAGAGAGAGAAAATAAAGTACCTATCAGACAAGTCGTTAGATCTGCTCAGAAAGAAGGTTTTTAACGATACCTCTTTTCTAATATGTCCCTTCTTGAAATTCTTTAACCCTCTCTGCTTGTTTTTTTCTTTCCTCTTCAAATATTTTCTGGAAGTCGATTTTTCGAAGGTCTTCTTCTTCTGGGGTTTCCATCATCACTTCTAATTCATAATACAAAGCCATTTTTAAAAGCCCCAACGCTTTTGATTCAACTCTTGATAATTGAGTAGGTTTGACATTTTGCAAAGCAGTAAATAATGGTTCTATTGCGCTAACAGGTATTTCAACTTTAATATTCATTTATTCGTTATGCCCTTGGCTGCTAATGGTTCGGAATCTTTCGAAACCTCTTCGAAACCTTCTGAAGCATTCCGAATGGGTTCTTTTCGAATGGTTGCGAGTCGTTCGGAATCTCCCAGAATGCCTTTTTCAAAATCATCACTAAGCGATTCGAAACCTCTCATAAGTAAAATTTGCACTGCACTTTGCTTGCTAAATGTGAGGACATTGTGAGTAGTTTGTAAGATACCTATTGCAACATCAATGTTTGCGTTCAATTTGTGTGGTATTCGTGTGTTCAATGCGACTAACTTGCTTTCACCTTCCAAGATAATTTCGTGTAGATTGCTCACAATTTGCACTCCTTTTATAAGTTGATATTGTGAGTATTCTGCGTGAAACTTGCGTGTACCTTCTTATCGGCAAAAGTTTTTAAAATGTTACAAGGAAGGAATGATAATGTGGATCGAAAAGAAATGATTGCTTTTCTGAAAGAAGGGATTATGATTTTAGAAGGAATCAAAATAAGAGATGACGAATATGACCATTTAAGCGATGAAGAATTACAAAAAGAAGTAGATTGGATTGACTACTTATTCAACAAATAAGGAGAATGAAAATGATTGATAATTTTTTAGAATTGTTAAGGGCGAAACATGGCAAAGACCTAGACCTAGAAAAAGATGTGTATTTTCTTTTTTTAAAGGGTGGACTATTTAGCATTTACTATGATCCAGATGAAGACAAAGTACAAATGACTATAGAAATGTTGCCATACGATAATACATATATTTATCATAGTGATATTGATTTAGTTGAACTTGGGTGGGAAGAAGAACAAAATAAAAACTCCTGAAGTCTAGGAGTTTTATTGTGCTTCGTGTTTAATCATTTTTTGAATTTCTAAGTATGATTTAAAGTCTCTTATGACTTTTTCTCGTTTCGCTTTGTTCAAGTCACCCAGACTGAAAAGCAAGTCCAATTCTTTACTGCTTAAAGTATATTGGTCTTCTTTGATTGGCGTTTCCAGAAGCAATTCGGTTTGTTCTTCTTTAGTAAACATTTCGCCTTCACCTTCAAAGAGCCATTTTTTATTCACACCGAACTTTTTTAGAATCGGTAGCAATCGACTTGTATCACTTTGACGTTCTCCCTTTTCATAATGCCAATAACTAGACTTTGGTATGTTAATGGCTTGGGCAAAGCTTTGAAGACTCTTATATCCTAGTGTCGTTCTTAATAGTTCTAATCGTTGACCCATATCGTTCATGATGCTTCCCCCTCAAGTTTCGCTTTAATGTTCACATTTTGATTATAGGCTCGTATACGGAATTTTACAATAAATAAATTTCGGATAGCGAACTTGGACAAAATAAAAACCCCTCTGGGCAAAGGGGTCTTTTTGTCTTTGGAGGAAGACTTTAATATGGCAAACTCAACAAAGCCAGAAAATAGGTACATTGGTGTAGTTCTGTTGGACGAGAAATGACAAAATGTTTAGTTCTAGGCTTGCATGTTATAACATGAAACCAAACCTATTGAATACCTTGAAGGTATGTACTCTTATTGTGACACTGAAAAGAATTTTTAGTAATGTTAATTATTGGAGTAAACGAAAAGCCCACTCCGTAGCCAAGAGTGGGCTTTTCTAAACGAGAGTTCTGGGAGAACAAAACGTCTATGCCTATTTATCTTTCTCAATAATGTAGGAATCATACCCAAGTTTTTTTAAGTTTGCTACTTGCTCTACTGCATTTTGTTTTTCTTGAAATGTCCCAGTAATCACTTGATACAAAACATTATCTTTTGTAGGAGTGGTCGCCAGCTCTTTTTCTTTTAATCCAAAAAACTTGGCAAGTCCTCTGGCATGCCCCTTTGCTAACATATTTAAAAATGCATCGTTCTTTAATTTGCTTGCATCTGTTGAATTATTAATAAAAAGATTTTCAGTCAATATTGCGCTCATATTACTTTCTCGAAGCACATGAAAGTTAGCTTGCTTCTTCCCACGATCAATAATGTTCCCACCTTTGATCTGATTGAAAATTTCATTGTGCATGACATTCTGTAAGCTTTTTGTATCTGCCCCAGTGATAGGGTGAATAAAGGTTTCAAAGCCAGTAGCAGAAGCAGTAGCACTATTTACATGAATGCTTACAAATACATCTGCTTTCCATGCATTTGCTTTGTCGGTCCTGGCATCAAGAGAAATTGTTTTGTCGCTATCTCGACTTAACATGATTTCGGCATTGCTATAATTTCTCACTAGATAATCTCTTGTCTTTAAAACTAACTTCAAAGTAATATTTGCTTCGTGTATACCGTTTCCTATTGCCCCAGAATCAGAACCGCCATGACCCGCATCTAGAAAGATTTTAACCATTGTCTAGCCCCCTTAAAGCTTAATATTGCTTTTTATTTTGTTGTGCTTGTGGATCTGATTTATCTGGTTGCTCTTTTATGGTCGTGCGAAGCCCAGAATAAAGTCCACTTGCCATAAGCCCATACATGATGCCAGTCATTATTGCGCCAGAAAAATCATTAAAGTCATGATTCGCAACGACTCCAATAATGATTCCTATGCCAATACTCACCAAAGGCATGAACTTATTGCTTATAAAGCCAGTCATCTTGACCGCTTGAACTAAGGCGACAATAATGGGCACTGCTACGATTGCGCCGGTCTGAATTACTGTAAGATCGATATTCATTTTTTCTTTTCCTCCAATTCTTTTTCAAGTAGGATTTTCCACACTCGAATCAAAACGTGCATTTCTTCTTGGATTGCATCTAGCTTTGTATTGACTAGTTCATGCATCCTCTTTTCTCGTTCTTTGCTTGTCTTTATAAAATAAATAAATAATGCAGAAAAAAGAAGCATAAATGGCGTTTCTGTCTTGATGAAATAAGACAATTCATTAAGTAACTCCATTTTGCTTCCTCCTTATTTTTCACTTTCTTTTATCTGACTAATCACATCTTGCTTTGCATTGCGTATTTCTAATTGCAATTGCTCATAAATTAATTTGTTTTGTGTTTCAATATTGTTCATTTCTCTTTGTAGATTTTGTTGGTTCTTTTCGCTTGCTTGGTTGCTAATCCACATAAAGACAAATGATAAAATAATACCTTCTACTAGGACACTGGCGACAAACTCAAGTATAGTTAAAATAATAGCTTGGTTCATTTTTTAGGTTTCCAGAAAATGAAATAGCCCATTAAACCTACCCCTAATAAAAGACCAATAAAAAAAGTAATGTCCATGTTCACACGACCTTTTATTTTTCTCATTATTCTCTGCTCCTATAAATAAAATAGACAAGACAAAATGCACTGACTACCAATAAGAGTAGACTCATTTGCCCATCTGCCGATTTTCAGATTGACGTATTTCGTCCTTGACTTCTTCGATTTCTAGATAAAGTTCTTTACTCTGATTAGCAAGCATCCTCTGGGTGTTGTTCTTAGATAGGGCAACATTGAAGATCATTATGCTAATGAAAATTATCACATTAAACGAATATACTTGGTCAAATAACCACTGTTTCAAATTATACCCCCCATAGTATATAGATTAATTCTATAAAAGCATCACAAAAGTAAGCAAATGCAGTGGCAATAAATATACATAACAATAATTCTGAGCAATACTGATTCATATTAGACAACCATGTCCCATTTAATCGCTTCTATTTCTTCAATCGTTGTGGCTGCTTCGACAAGTGGCAATAATTCATCACGATATTTGCTTATCATGCCTTGCTTATGAAGAATAATGGTATTGGTTATTTCATTCATTAATTCTTTGTTAATGACAATGCGCTCATATGCGCCACTTGGATTGTAAACTGTCCATAATAATTCTGCGACCAATCCTTGATTCAAGACTTGCGCTCCATCATTGAAGTTCATTTGTGCTTCTGTATCATAACTAAAATGATACATGGTCCCGTTTATTTCATGTTCAAAACCGCCTAAAATAGCTTCATTGCATGCTTCGTCTAGTTCAGACCGTTTCGATTCTTTTGCCATTTCTAATAAAAGTAAGGGGTCTTTTCCTTCTTTCCATTGCCTTGTTTCACGATCATAAATAGGTTCGTACAAACCTTCTCCCCAAGACTCATTTACAAAAGTTCGTCCTTCATCTATTGCTTGTTGCAATCTTTTTTGATCCCAGAAGTAATTTTCGATAACATGTCCAGTTTCGTCTATCTCCCAGTATTCATAAAATCTCGGTTCTTCTTCTTCATACTTACCCATGCCTTCACTCCTTAGTTAACTGCTAAGAATGTAATATTACTTAACGACACATAATCTGCCGATCCAGTAACATGCTCTATTCTTCCATCTGGGTGAACATCTACTCTTGAAATAGCTACACCCGCAAAGCAAGCAAACATTCTTTTTCCTTCGGGTCTGCATCCTACTGGAAGAGTAGCAATGACTGTTTTAATTGTTCCTTTAACAAGTCCTTTAAGTGTTACAAAGCCATCTGCACTTTTTGTATATCCATTGCCTTCATAAGTCGCAGTATTATAATTCGTCCATCCATTAATCAGTGACAATGATCCATTGATTTTAGTGGCAATTACATTATTAATTCCACCGCCAATAGTTATATTTCCACCAGAAGGGGGCGTTAACGTGTAGGCCGCTGTTGAAGAAGTCCCAATAGGTATACTGAGCCTTCTAGTACCATCGTAGTTATAGACTACCCAACTCGACCCCGCAGAAGGTGTTGAATCTGAAGGAAACATAATATCTCCGTAATCATCCATCATGATTGAAGCAGAATTTTGAAAGCGCAAACCTTTGGAAGAATTCACTTTCACTTCTCCATCTACCACAAGATCACTAGAAATATGGGCATCTGGGGCAAAACTCAAACCACCTTGCATGGTATCGCCAGTTTTATCGATGGCATTTGCTAGTGCCGATTCGATCTTATTTAATTTATCTGCGGTTATCGGTGTTCCAGAAGAGATAATATTTCCTTCAGCTGGCACAAGTGTTACTGAACCATCAACATTGTCTATCAAAGTAAATGTTAAAGGTCTTTCTACGGTTCTATCTGCCCAGTTCGTTGGTACATATGCCATTTAAACGCCACCTCTACTTTCAGTATTTCCACTTAAAAAGCCTTGGTAATCATAAACTTGTTTTATAATCCTCGTTTGCTTGTCTGCCCTGAAGCTATCTTCAACTAAAATTAAATCAGAACATTCGAGAATAGGGTTTTGTCGCCATGAAGCACTATAATAAGCATTATAATTACTCTCTCTGAAATACCAATCGGCAATACTATCTGCATGCGCTTCTGTTTTAATAAGTGGATTATTTAATGAGAAAGAAGCCCCATTGTTTGAAAGAAGCATAGGATTGGTATATATTTTTTCGATAGGCTCTACTGTTTCACTGTCTGCCCCATCTGGATAAATCATAATAATTAATTCATAAATTGATTTTTCTAGTTTAATTTCTGGCGCATCATACATTTCTTCAAAACCGATATGTCTCATGCCACCTTCAGTGTTATTGACGATATAAGTGCCCGAACTAGGATAGCCAAAAATGTTGGGTTGTGACACTGGATAAGTAATATAATTTGTTAATTCATCCATGATCGAAAAAGGTCTTATCACGATGCGCCCATATCGATCTTGATAAACTGCACACATGGCTGCTATTCCGATATGTTGCAAAGCAGTACGAGAATCAATGCGTTCTGGGAATGTATTCACTGTTATATCTTGCAAAGAATCATCTATTAATTGATCTTCTAAAGGCACATCAGCAAGAGTCAATACAGTTTGAGCCATCGAAAATAAATTCGTGTGTACTGAAGCAGTAAAAGATGTTTCAGAAAGCAAAGCAAAATAATCATTACAAGTTAATGTAATGACTTTGCTTGTCACATCATTGCGCCATTCTGATAAAAAGAAGACACCCATAGGCGACCATTCCACACTTCCATTGTCTAAAACTAACCCCAGTTCTACATCGATTCTGGGCTTGGTAGAAATAATCTGAAACATGTTTTGAAAATTTAAAATGTCAAAATCCCCACTCGCATTGTCCATTGTTAAAATAAGTTCGTTTGAAGGTAGTGTTTCATTTAAAGTTGACATTTCTTCTAGTAGGGTAAAACTCATCACTGTATCATCGTCATACAATCTTATATTCGTTAAGGCTACGTCCAATTGAACTTCTACATAATCTGTATAAAGAGTAACCTTTGCACTAGTGGCATCTGCTTTTGGTTGTGCATAGGCAACAAAATGGAGAAAACCATCATCGTCCAAGCGAACTTCGTTCTTCGATATTTCTAGCATTTCATTTGAAGCACTTGTATGGGAGACTGTTTCTTCATACTGTCCTTCTGTTGCATTCCAGACTGTAATTGATGCTTTTGGAGTTGAAATATCTTTTGGAAAAATCTTAACACCGTCTACGGTTTCTGGGTATGTGCCTTGTATGGCAGAATCTCTTATGGTGTACCATGTTTGTCCGTCTTGAGAAATTTCGATTTTCCCATCATAAAATGTTCTTCCATCTAAATAATAGTGAACGACTTGAACGCTCTCTATATCTGAACGAACTGACCCTAAATCGATATACACCCATACTGGCGCACCGCCCCATGCATAACCGTATGTATTTGATTGCCCATCTGTAATGTTTACACCATTAGTTAGTGACCCATTTGTGAATACTGGAAGTCCAGTGGTTAAATTGACACCACCCGCCATGACGTTAATTTGATTCCAATAATTTGTTGTGTTTGCAGTGCTCCCATTGATCGTATCTCTTACATATCGGAAAGGCATAAAAAAGTTAGGTTGTGGGTTTTCTCCCCACCCTTTCCACCGAACAATAGAATTCTTTATAATTTCTTGAGCAAATGCCACTTTATCTTGCATAAGGGTCTTACCCACCCAAAGCCCTTCGCCAATTTCTCTTTGTAAAGCTTCAATGACGTTGAAAGAAAAAAGCATTTGGGGGTATTGTCCCACTGTCCCAGTTTGAGCAAAGAAATTTGCATCATCATCCATCGCTAAACGATCATAAGATACTTGAGAACCAGTTCTATCCCATGTTGCAGAAGGTACGGTAGTACGATCTGCAATTAAATATCCCATCAAATGTGGGTTTTCTTTTACGCTATCTAAGATTTTGCCTTTAAAGTCCATAAAAATCTGAGAATCCATGCTTGGCTGCTCTTTGAATGCATCCATCGTAATAACGACTCTAGACTTGAATTGTCTCTCTTGGGCATATACTTTACTTTTAAAATCATTGCTAGAAGGTAGCACTCTTTCACTCCCTTATCTTTCAATTAAGTTGAAACTTAAATCTTTATATCTGGCAATTCCATCAACATAATCAACCATGCCTACATTTCGATCACCAGAATAAAAAGACCCAGTACGCATGGCGTTTAGGTCTGGATCAACATACTGCACATTATAAAAAGTAGGTGCTACTAAATTTAAGATGGTTTTTAAATCTTCTCTGCTCAAATAAGCATAAGTTAAAAATAATTTCTTTTTTGTAGTAATACGCTCAATAATCATATTTCCATTTGCATTTCGTTGGGCTTTACTAATATCAAAAGTCCCTACTTGAAATTCTGTAGGAGTGGGCAACGCCACCCCATTAATAGATACTAATGCCACCATGAACACCTCAATTAAATTGAATTCAATTTAACATTTGTTCCGATTCGATGATTCTCTCTATCCATGAAAGGCTTGACGATTCTGGCGAATTGTCTGCCATCAATATTCAAAACAACATCACCTTGACCACCGCCACCATTAAAGTTCATCGCTTCGATTACTGCATTTGTTACGAAGCCTTGTAATTTATCTAATGGCGAAACTACTTCCCTACCGCCAGGATTATCCCCAACCATTGCAAGTGTGGGGCCGTTCGTAATTCCACCTCTAGCAAGGCGCAAAGGTGCGATTGTCGGAATGCTAGGCGACCAACCTGCGATTTCTAGTCCATTAATATGTCCGATCATGCCATTAATTCTTTTAATTGCTTCGTTAAACATGGCTTTAAATCCATTGCCTATCCCTTTATCAAAGCCTTCTGAGATATTTGCAAATGACTCTTTAATAGGATCGGAAACATTATCTTCAAACCACTTAGCAACGGTTTTAAAAGGTTTGAGAAAAGCATCTTTTGCTTCGAGTGCTTTCTTTTCAATATTAAAACGAATAGCTTCTGTAATAATTTTTAAAGCCAGTCTAAGGTCTTCAAATTTCTTCTTCCATTCAAGAATAAATTCAATAATTTTCTTAATTGCTTTTTCTTTCATTTCTGCGATTTTCTCAACTACCCAAGCAGAAATATAAATGCCTAGTTTTGTGACCACTTCTTCTAGATTGTCTGAGCCTTCCACAAAGTTCTCTTGAAACCATTTCCACTTCTTTTCGAACTTATCACCGAATTCGCTCATTTTATTTCCTAGGTCTGGGAATAACAATCCAATTGTTCCAGAAGCAATGTCCCAAACTCCAAACAGTGCTTCACCCGCACCTTCCATGCTTTTAGAAAAATCTCTATTAATAATGCCATTTAAAAAGTCTACTGCACCGCCAATAGTTTTGAAAGTTCCCCCACCGATTGTTCCTAAATCACTAAAAAAGTCTGGAAGGTCTTCGGCAAAGGCTTGTCTAAACTTCGAGATAACTGGCGAATTCCAAAAATCTGTTAAACTGTCCCATAACCCTATAGCCCCTTCTTTCATGGTTTGCCATCCATCAGAATTCGCAAAGAAGTCTTTAAGCTTATTGGCTAATTTTTCGGCACTCTCGGCTGCTTTATCAAATATATTCGTGTACTCTTGCAGTGGTAGAAAATCGTCTTCTCCTATTCCGATTCCACCGCCACCACCGATTCCACCGCCACCGCCACCGACACCACCGCCACCGCCACCGCCCGCACCGCCAGTATCGGCTTTTGGTTCTTCGATCAAATTCACTTCATCAAAGCCTTGCAAATTACTCGCTAAGTCTTTGGCTGCCTTCGAAGCTTTACTTATTCCTTTTGCAGATTTACCCGCAGAAGCACCCATATTTCCTAGTGCTACCCCTTGATCTTGAATCGCACTAGTGGCAGTGTCCATTGATTTTTTATTTCCAATTGCGCCACCTTTGGCTTTTCCAAACAATGCTCTACTGAATGCACTAACCCATTCTAGTGCCATTTGAATTCTTCGCATGAATGCAGTTAATACTGGAAGTACGACATTTAAGATAGGCAAAAAAGCCTGACCAAGTGCTAACCGAACATCACCCAAAGCAGAAGTAAATTGAGACATTCTAATTTGTGTATTTTCTTGAAGTGTTGTCCCTAGATTCTTACTTACTTGCTCGAAAACATGGTGATACAAGATTGTTTTACGCATTCCCTCAGATAATGAATCCCAAGGCGCATTGTTCGCAAGCATCTTATAAGCATTACTAGTCATAATGGCCGCTATTCTTACGTCTACGCCTAGTTCCATAGCCCCATCTGCTTCTTGGTTCATAGCACTTCGTATTCTATCGCTAACTTCAGACATTGCCATACCACGCTTATTGCTTATGACCGCCGCTAATTCCATCATTTCAGTGGTCTTATTCATTAAGTCTTCAGTGCTTGTTGCGATGCTCTTAAAGTTAAGAGAAAGCATATTGGCTAGTTCTGCCCCTTGAAGCTTTGAAAATCCCATAGATGCACCAACGGTGTCTTGCCATTTCATAAAACCGTTAATGCTTTCGCCCATTGTTTGTGTCAATGTGCCCATTAAAGCTTCATACTTGATTGCATCCGATATTGCATCTTTTACATACAGACCGCCCCCAAGACCCGCAAGCGCACCGGTCAATTTGCCTTGAATTCCACCCATCGCCTTGTTTAAGCGATTTCCAAAACTTTCAATCTGCTTGTTAGCATTTTTCATGCCTTTCGACAAGCCACTTATGTCTGCCCCTACTCGGACTAGGAGATTTCTTAACGCCATTGGCTCACCTCTTTTATTCGATGGTTTTGCCCTTGAATTGTTTATTTAGCATTGTGACCACTCGAAGCATTTCATCATCGCTCATTTTTGTATCTTCTTTTTCTTTAACTTTGCTTAGTAACTCTTTTAAAGAAGGAAGTTTTTTAAGACGATGATAATATTCTCCTAACCAAACTAGAGTCAATTGTTCTTCTAGTTCTGTTGCTTTTTTTTCTTGGAAAACTTCTGCATATACAGACAATTCATAAGGAGTCATTTCTTCATAAATAGGTAAAGGCACGTTTAAATGGATAGCAGACTTGAGCGATTCTTCCCACGACCATTCAAAATTCGAATCGTCTTGTCCACTATCCCTTTTTAGTTTTTTTGCTTTTCAGTGTGTTCAAAAGCTAGATCAAACGCTTTATTCATGCCCTCTAGCACATGGGCAAAGCTAGGTGCTTCGTCCAATATGTCTTCCATATCTTCAAGTTTTAATGTTTCATTATGTTCTTTTGCATCTGATAACAGACCACAATAAATCACTTTTTCAAGTTCTTCCATTGTGAAGTCTTCTGGGTTTAAATTTGCTAGGTTCTTCCCAGTGATTCCTTGCAATTTCTTCAGTGCCTTATGCCCATATTTTAAAAATCTGGGTCTGTCCAGATTGAGTACGACTAATGTATTTTTTTCTGATTTTTTTGCTGTCATATAAAGTCCACCCTTTTTTATTTTATGGCGTTGGTGCAGTTAATGTAGGCTCACCGCTTACTTTCAAAGTGCCTTCAAAGCTAATCAAGTCTTCTAATTCGGCACTAGTAGAGAAACCTACTACCACTGCATCGAATGTCCAAGTTGATCCATTCGGGAATGTAATCACATATGCCCCAGTGCTACCCGCTTGGAAGTCATCTAATAACGGTGAATGAGAAGTATAATCAAAATAGCCACTAATAGAAACTTCCCCAGCATCACGAAAAGAAGACGTAAACTCACGATAGCCCCCCTCAGATGACAAGGTGGTTACATCGATAGTATCAGCAGATAGGTCTAGTCCACTAATACTTGTTAATCCTGCGATGGCTGCTCCATCGGTCTTTTTAATAGTCGTACCCATAGCAACAGTAGGCATAAAATTTCCTCCTTCTAAATTATCCAGATATAAGTTTGGTTCGCTTGCTTGTGCTTCTGCTAATGTTGGATAGACATGTAAGAGAATAGGAGTAGCAGTGCCTACATCTTGATACATGTCTTGACTTTCTACGACAATAGAAATGTCTGTCCCATCAGTGTAAGCAGTAATGTCAATTTCTTTTCTTACTTCCGTTCCCAGTGCCCAAGCTTTCCAAGCACCATTTATAAAAACATTCGCACCGATATAGTCAGTAATCAAAGGTCTGGTGAATGTCACTTCAATTTTATTGTCTTCGATCATTCGTGCTACAATATTTGTTGGCACTTTTGGTGGCATTAATCTGTCTAAGGAGTCAATTCGGTTCAAGTCGATCTGATTTGTTCCATGCGAAACGCCCCACTCACTTGCAGTGGCGGGCACATCGTATTGCCAATTACTGAAACTTGTCCATCCACCCCAGTTAGGCACAATATATTCTGGTGCAGTTTGAGCCACTTTGTATTGGTCATACTCTGCTAACCATAGTGGCATATTACTCAGTTCGGCTATTTGCTCAGTAGTCATGGCTATTCCATCAGTAGGATAAGCCCCTTCTTGCATAAACCATCGACCCGCATATAAACCAAGTTTTCTTTTTGTAACTGAATTAAATCGATCCCTAAAACGCTTTACCCAAGCTAGAATCTTTGTGCCATCCATTCCATAAAACATAGGCTTTTGTGGTACATCTGCGCCCCAAGATTCAACGTCCACATAAGGGACTAAATCGCCATAATCGCCCACACCATAAGCTTGTTGTAACACTTCGATAAATTGGTCACACTGGGCATCTGCTTCTACACCGCCATCTACCGCTACATCAGTGCTTGGAGTAGCAAAGTAGTATGCGCCAGTGGGCACACCTCTTGAACGAAACAATTGCGCCCTTGCAATAAATTCTGTATCTGGGGCAGTATGGTTTGATCCATAGGCTCTTAAAATAATGGCTGGCGATTTGGAAATTAATAATTCTACGTCCACAATCGTCTGTAACGAAGACAAGTCTGGGAAGATAATATTGGATTGTCCTCTAGTTTGCACTATTCTTCCTCCCTTCTTTTACACCCATAAACGCATGCTAATAGAGCATCTATAATAATCATGGTCTTTATCATGCAATTCGTCTGGCTGCTCGTAAGAAATGCCTTTAATGAACGGCCCATCGATTCCGATTGACCGCCCAAAAAAAGAAATGATTTTATCAATAACAAGCTTGGTGTTCTCTTTCATTTCTACATAACTTTGAGCAAGTATAAAAAGTTCGCACACCATTTCTTTTGTGTTGGCATATCCATTTAGGTCTTGGGTGCGCTCACCTTCTGAAGAAATGTAGACAATAAAAGGTGGCTCAATCCCTTCTTTTGCATAAAGGGGAAATACCTTATTTTCAAGAGAAGGAATACTTGAGATTTCCACTACCAAGGCTTCTTCAAAATTCATCTGTTTCACCTACTCAAGTGAGTCTTCTAATTTCTTTTACTAAGACATCTACCACTTTTTCACTTGATGCTTTTTCGTTGTCTTCAATGGCATGCGCTATGAAATATTCGCCTTCTCTACGATCATTTTCTCGTAAGAAACCATATTCCATCGAAACTGGATAGTACCCAGTAGTCTCAGTTCCACCGAAAACGCCAGGATTTACAATATCTTTTCGAAAAATGTCAGTCATTTTGGTGTCAAAGATGATCCGATAAACCGATTTATACTTATTTCTTTTCCTCGGTCTTTCGAGTCGTCTTCTCAGTCCTTTTTTTAGTGCGCCACTTTTCTCTGGCGCATCGTCTATAGCTTGGGGGAGAATCATGTCGATACCTTGTCTGGCTGCTTTCGTAATAATGCTTTTTTTGATTTCCCCCACTCGCTCCAATTGCCTTTTTAATTCGTCTGTCCCTTCTACTGAAAGGAACACTCCATGACCCATATGAATTCCACTGGCTCTCCTTGCCATTCATAACACCTCTTTGCACAATAATTGCCATTCTATATTGCGCTCTTGAAAGTTTATTGGTGGCGAAGTAATTTGAAAAACACGTTCTCCGAATTTAATTCTCATATAGGCATCAACATCTAAATTTGGGACATATCGCATATGAACTCGGTGGGTAATTTCACTATTCATGAATTCGGCACTCAATACTTCTTTACCGCTTATAGGAAGAATCGCCACTCTTGTTTTAAAAAAGTCCACCCAGTTTTCAGTTGAATCGACAATTTCGCCATATGAATTCTGATTGTCTGCTTTTTTTTGAATGGTTACAACATGTCTATACTTACCAGAATTGATTCGAAACATTGTCATAATTACTCACCTACAATAAATTTATAGAGTGCATATGTAGAATGCTCTGTATAAAAGGATTAATGGTCTGAGTTTCAACGGTATAGGCTCGGTTATCGTAAAGTTCAGTTGATAACGCAAATAAAACCATTGTCAAGTCTTCTTTGGTGTCTGCTATTTCGGCACTAAGCCCAGTGTAGCCTTGAATAAATGATTTGCATGCCACCAAGATCGTATCAAATAAGCCATCGTCTTCGTTATGATAAACATGTGCATAATTTTTAAGGTCTGTTGTTGTTACATCACTCATTTTCATGATTATCTACCGCTTTTTTTGTTTTTGCAGTCATTTTTTTAGCTTCATTTTGCGTAGGGGCTTCTCCTTTGGAAGAAGCACTTTTTTGATTTTGGGAAGGCGATTCGATTGCTTCTACATATCCAGAAGCAAGCAATTCATCCATTACTTGCTTGTCTTTAACTTCGATGATCTGTCCTACTGTCCCAGAATGTTCTTGAGAGAAAAAACTAGTTAAACATCTTGCTTTCATGTCCTCACCTCCAAAGGAGAATTAAATTCTCCTTAAAATGTTTGATCGTTTAAATGAGCCTTTGGAATGTTCTTCTGGGCTTGGGCTTGCTCTTGTTGTGAAGGCTTTTGACCACCGCTTGGCTTCGCTTGTTGTGTTTTCTTTTGTGCTTGATTCATTGTTTCTTCTGCTTGTTTAATCTGTTCTTCTGCTCGTTGAATTTTTTTCTCTTCTGCTTGTTGAAGCTTTTGAGTGGCTAATTGTTCGCCTTCCATTTTCGCTTCTTCTTTTATTTGTTGAAGCTTTTCTTGTTTTTGATCTTCTAATGTATTTACATCTTTTTGAATGAACTCTGATTCTGCTTTTTGTCTTTCACTTAGGCGAACCGCTTCAACTTCTGCTTGCCAGAACATTTCTTCTTCACTTTGGTTCATAAGGTTTTGCACTTCTTGTCCTTGTGTGTCGGTAGAGTAAGCTACCCCTTGTTGAATTAAGTCTTTTGCTTGTTGTAAGTTCGTTACTTCAAACTCTTGACCTGCAAACGCTTTCACTACGCCATCTATGTTTTTAATCGCTTTTAATTTCATCATTAGTCCTCCTTTTATTAAACCGCTGCCATTTTTAAACGTGTGATTCTTTGTGGTTCTACTACTTTTGCATCAAATTCGATATAACCGCAAATTCCTAAAGCATGTTGTGTTGCATATAATTCTTGGAGAACTTGGATTTCTACATTTTGAGCAAGCTTGACATATAATCCACTATAATCACCGAAACTGAGCACATTTGCATTTGCTTCAATTGTAGAAGGTGCAGACTCAGATACATATACTGGGCGACCAAGCAAAGTGTAGCCAAACCCTTCAGTAATGTTGTTATTTAGTAATGGGTAGCCATCGGCATCTTTTAACTGGCGAATGCCTTTGAAAATCTGTTTGTTCATGATCCAACCCGCATTCCCTTGGAATTGTTCTGGCACTGCCATTTGTGTATTGATAAGATCATCTAAGGTAATAGCAGTAGCCGATTCTGCGGTAACTGGTGTAATGTCTGCATCAACGAAAATTCCAGTGGCCGCATCTGTTCCACCGACACCCACAAGCAATTCTCTCTCTAAAAAGTCTGCAATTGACTCGGACATGCGATTCACAATGAACGAAGTTAGATCAAAGTCAGTGCGATTTATCAAAGAACGTGATAATTGAACTAGAGAACCCGCAATAAAGTTTTGAAGCTTAACAGTAGTAAAATTGCCATTTGTAGCAGTTAATTGAGTCATATCGGCAACATAAGCAGTTTGAATTGTATTCGGGTCAAACTTAGGGAAGATTAAATTTCCTCCTACGTTAAACACTGTAGAAAGTGCATAGATAGGTGAAAGCTCTTTTACTCTCATGATGATCCTATCGGCAATTGTTTCGGGTATGATCCCACCGTTTCCAGAAACATCTAAGGCTCTTTCTTCACCTTTAATGAACTTTAAAAACTTCTCTTCTTCTAATGATCTTTTTTCTTCTGCTTCTGGTGTTTTGCTTTGTTGCATTTTTTGTTGGTTCATATCTTTTGCAGTTTGTTCTGCTTGTAAAGTCTTGTCGATTTGCTCTACTTCAGTTTTTGCTTTTTCAAACTCTGTATTCTCTTCTTCTGATAATGAACGAGTTTCTTCTTTTGCCTTCTTTACCAGATTATCCATTTGCGTTAATAGGTTATTTCTTTGTTCTAGCAAAGAAGGCATTGAACGAGTTTCAATTTTCTTTGCAAATACATTAGTAGGTAAAATTAATTGAGTCATTTAGTTATACTTCCCTTCATTTTTAAAATCGTTAGTTCATGGTCTAGCAAAGAGTAATCAATGCTTCTTTTTTCGTTCTTTTCTTCTTTAGAAGCTTTCTTCGTTTCTTCGTTTGAAGCTTTCTTCGTTTCTTCCTTGGAAGATTGGTTCTTTTCTTCTTTGTTGGAATTGTCGATAATACGAGTTTCGATTTCATCGGCTCTTTGCTCACAAACAAGGGAGTCTTCGCCCCTCATTTCTATTGATGTAGCAACGTAAGCTGGCAATTTGTCCAAAATGGAAACTTCCAGAAGGTCTAGGTCTTTAACCATTCGCTTCTGAATGCCCTCACTCGTTTCGCTCCAATCATCGATGTTGGAAATGAACCCAAAACTCCATCCTTTTAAGGTCCCGCTTTTGGCTTTTTCCATGACCTCTGGGTCTGAAACAGTAGCAATTCCACGAAGTCCTATAGAATCTTCGTACAATTCAAGTGAACCCTCAGAAGTTGATCCAAGTTTTCGCTCTTTCATGTGATTGAAAAGCAAGTCCACATTGTTGGTCTTTTGCAAGGCTCTTTCAAAAGTCTTGGGTGCAATTTCTTCTTTGAAGCGTCCTTTTGGTGAAGGTAGAACTCTACTTTCTCGACCCACCGCATTGATGTAGCCATCCAATACGACACTATCGTTACGAATTTCAATTCTCATGTCTTCACCTCCCTTCAAAGGCAATAAAAAAACAACCCATAATGTTGGATTGTTCACTTTGCATGCAATTTGCATACACTTTTTTATTTGCTTGCAGTTTGCTTGCATTAGCAAAAAGTTCGTTCAATGTAGTTCACAATGGCTCTAAATCGATTCGAATAATCTAACCGAATCATGCCATGCCCTTCTGAAGAAGCTTCATATCCTAATGGAATTAAATGCTTTACTAGGGTGGCAAAAATTTCGCACTCGGTTAACTCTCTTTTGAAAAGATTCTCATTAATATTGATTAAAAGTGCCAGTGCCCCAGATACATGGGGAGTCGCCATCGATGTTCCAGACAAAGTGGCATACTTGCCTTCTAAATAAGTTGATAAAATGTTGACCCCTGGCGCAATCACATCAACTTGCAAATTATTGTTTGAAAAATCGGCTAGTTTATTTTTTTCATCACTGGCTGCTACTTCGATTACTTCGTTATAAAAGCCAGGGAAGCCGAATTCATGGCTTTTTTCATCGTTATCGCCTTCATTTCCAGAAGCAACGACCACTGCTATTTCTGCAAGAGTCGCATCTTTAATGGCTTTTTTTAAGTTCGGATCGTCAAAAGAGCCACCCAAAGACATGTTCATGATGCGTACACGTTCACCATTTTCACCTCTCCAAGTGGTTGCATAATGAATGCCATCAATAATGCTTTGATAAGAGCCACTTCCATTGCCATCTAGCACTTTAACCACTAAAAGACTCGCTTCTGGGGCTACTCCTACGACTCCGATTCCTTGAGCACTCGCACAAATTGTTCCAGAAACATGAGTGCCATGCCCATTTCTATCGTTAAAATCGTCTGGCGACCCTTCATCACTGAAGTTTTTGCCACCTATGATGCGGTCTTTTAGGTCTGGGTGTGTAATATCGCATCCAGTATCTAACACTGCGACTACAACGCCCTTTCCTTTTTCGCCTTTCTCCCAGACTGAAGGAGAATCAATTCTTTCAATCCCATAGGGCACTTGGTCTACTGAATTTTGAGTGCTTATGACTTTAAAGGGTATTAAGTGGGTCAAGTTCTGCATTTCCGTCATTTTTTAGATCCCCCTCATTAGTAGCATTTGTTGGATTGTCCATCGTGTTTGTCTGATTCGTGTTTGGTGTATAGATTTCTTGCGTTTCTGGGTTATAAAGAACATCTTGCAGACCAAGCTTAATGAAGTTAAGTCCTAATGGTGGCAAATTCTCCTTATATCGCACTTCGTCAATTTGAAGAATGCCATTTTTAGTGCCAATTTCGTATGCTTCGTAGCGTTCTTTGATACTGGCTCTTGTTAATTCATTGGTATCAAAGGCAAAATAAAAAGACCCTTTTTCGCTTGGAAGTAGGAAGTCTTTATTTAAAGCGCACTCAAACGCATTTAATATGGGCAGAATACAGATTTTTATCCAATTATTGTACTCTTCATCAGATACTTGCCCATCTAAAAGGCTAGGTGGCACAAGGAATAGCTTGCATATTTCACTGGAATTCGTGTTCTTATGCTCAGATAACTGCATTTCTACACTTGTGCTAGATGCTTCAGTGAATTCAAGACCGTTATTCAATACAACAACATTCTCAGTGTTATTTTTGTAGAGATTGTTCCAAGCTAGTTTCAATTCTTCTATTGCTTCTTTCGATAAACGCCCTTGGCTGCGTAAAAATCCCTTTTTGTTTCCACCAGTTATCAAAAGATCATCTTCAAATACAAGAGTGTTGTAAGCTACCGACAAAGCTTTATTGTTTTCTTTAATAATGCCCTTGCCAGTAATGCCATCTTTTGATTTTCGAGTTAATTTAATGAATTCCCAATCCTCATATGGCATGCCATTGACCAAAATTGTCACTTCTTTAAAAATAGGGTCTGGCATCTTATTGACACCCACATGGATATTATCAACATAGTGAATGCTTTTAACTTGGTTTCGCACTCGGTTTATGTAAGCATATCCAGAACCATATAATAAATAATCTTCAATTAAAGCCCTTTTAAATTGGTAGCCATCCAACATGTCCTCGGTACTATCATTCAACAAAGAAACTCGCACATCATTTTCAACAATTTCGGTAGTCTTTTCACTCTCTTTATATAAATTAATGGGCAAACTAGCAATCGTTGTGCATATCAACTCAACGCATGCACTAACACTTGGGATATTTAACGCTTGCTCTTTTGTGATTTCACTTGTGAGAATGCCCCCTTGAATTAAAATCTCTTCAAGAGTTTGGCGTTTCTCTTTTTTGCGAAAAAGGTTAAACGGTTTTATAGTTTTCACCCCCTTTAAATTCTTTAATCACTGCTATATTTTCTTTCAAGTTTGGCTGCTTGTGTAACGAATTCGATTTTATGATAAGGTACTTCGCCCACTTCCCAACAAAATTCAATAGAGCGAAGCCCTTTAAGCAAGCATCCATCCATCCACATTTCGATTACACCATTTTCATCTACGGTTAATTTAAACTTATCCATTAAATTACTTGAATGCTCCAATCTCCTTCTGGATTAAAAATAACATCAGTCTGCAAGAGAAAGATTGCGTTTATCATGCTCACGACCATATCTACTTTGCCACTAGATTTCTTTTTGTTTACATAAATGTTCCTATTATTGTCTTCAGTAATCTTAGAATTTTGAAAGTTAATCTCTAGTAAGGGATTGTCCAGATAAAAGAACTCTTGGCTCAGGATTTTTTCTTTTAAAAGCTTAGTGGCTGGGTGTAGCACACTAGAATGTTGCTTTACCTCTACTGTTTTATAGCCTAGTTTTTCTAGCTTCTGGGCAGTAGAAAGACAATTGTATCTATCATAGGCAATGCCCATAACAGTGACTCCATGCTTTTCTTCGATCTGGGCAATATATTCTTCTATCACGCCATAATCCACCGTCATGTCACCACAAGGAATGCATTTGCCAGTTTTAACGTAGTCATAGTAATTAATCTTTTCGACTTTGTTCTTTTCGTCAATTCGATCTGTAGGAACAAAAGCAAAAGAATCGGCATATATGTTTAAGTCTTCTTCCGTTACCATGCTATACGAGCAGTTATCATTTGTAAGGGCTAAATCCAAACCAATCCAGACTTGCCTAGAATTCCAATCAAAGTTTTCTATTTTACATTTTCTAAGATCATCGATGTGAATAAAAGACTCACCAGAATAAGAAGGCAGAAAGTGATTCATATGCTTGCACAAATACTCTTCTCTTTCCTTTACTTTCTCTATGGCCGTTTTTCTGTTATCTCGTATTTCTTCATAATTTTTTTCGATCCTTAGAGGATTTGCTTGGTACAATCCATGATCTTCCCATAGATATTTCTCTTCTGAGTAATAGAGCAAAGCAAAGATTCTTTCATCTTTTATAAAGCCACTGAACACTTTTCGGATATAGTCTAGTTCTTCTAGCATGATGCTTCTATCTTCTGCATAAGCAGTGGTCAATTTGAAGCGCAAAGGGTTTTTCACATTCAATTGCCCAGACTTCATTGCGTTTATATTTTCGTAGTCCACAAATGCCCCAATTTCATCTGCGATAAATGCAGAACTACGAATGGAGTTATTGCGACTCGCTTCTGCGGTTCTCGCTTGGTAAAAACTTTTTGTCAATTTACAAACTATCTTCCCACTAAGAGTCTTAGGTATGGTAAAATATTTACTAACAGAAGGCGATGCTTCTATTATTTGAGAAATTGCTTTTTTCACTTCGCCCGCCAGCTCTCGATCTAAGCAAATAGAATAGAACTCGGAATAATCGTCTTCTGTTAACATTAATATAATCAAAACGCACGATGCCAAAAAAGTTTTTGAATTTTTTCTGGGTATGAACAAAATCACATCACGATAACGATATTTGCTAGGGTCTTCTTTAAACCGCCAACCAAAGATATTGACGATAAAGAAACACTGAAAACCAACAAGCCCCTTTACTAGTGACTCACCTATAATGCCAATCCCAGTGGCAAACCGCAACAAAGAAAAGATTCCTTCTATTATTTCGATTTCGTCTTCATCAAAATAAAAAAGGAAGTCTTCCTCATGTTGCTTTTCTAAATCTTGTAAGAACCATCTACATTGTATCTTGACTTCTGGTGTTGTGATTTCTTTTCCATCGACTACATCTTGAGCATACTGCATTGCCTTTTCTAAGATCATAATGAATCGTCACTGAATCGCTTTTTCTTTCCCCCATCTAGCAATTTTAATAAGGGGTCTGATTCATTTTGAACTGCTTGCAGATTTAAGTTTCCAATCTTGGCTCTTGATTGTGGCGATAGGCTTAACTCGGTACAGTATCTTATGAATTCCGAACTGTACTTTGTCTTGGCTGCCATTAACTCACGATTCATAAGCAAGTCTGGGTCTTTGTTAATTCGCTTTTCAATTTCACGAATTCGATCAATCGCAATCGAAGCACTTTCCAGAATGTAAGTATCTACATTGCCCAGAATGCGACTTTCTTTTAAATGATCTACGATGTATTTATAAATCTTCTTTTGAGAAGCACTCAGATATTTTGGGGCAAGTAGATTATCGTCCGTTCCTCTTAATTCATCTTCTTTTTCAATGCGAAACTTCGTTTCACCTACGGATTGACTATGGGGAGTTAATACTTTTGCGCTTTTACATGGTCTAGCCATTTTTTTCACTTCCTTTACTCTTATGACATGCCCACTTACTTTGGGTAATATTCATCGAACTTCGATTTCACTGATATTTTTTGTGCGCTTA